TTAGATCACCTTACCTCTCTGTGTGCAATGGGGCTACAATAAAGCCTTAGCGTTACAGAGAGTTACAGTCAGCTCTGCTTAACGTACTCGGCGGTGAGGCCGAGGACATCGAGGATCTGGTTGGGGTCTTCGGCTGCGGCCTTGTTACCACGCGCGACATCAGTACCAGCGGTCATCACGAGGGAGACCACTTCGGGGCGAAGAACACCCGTGCCACCCATGACCGAAGCCACGGTGAAGACGGTGTTACGTCGGATGTCGTCAACGGTGTCGACCTTGAGGCCGGTCTTGTTGAGCGAAGCAACGCAGCTCTTCTGCCAGATCATCGCGCCCACGTTGGAGAAGTTGCCGTTGTAGCGGCCTTCGCCGATTTCCATGTTAGCAGCGGAGTGATCCTTGCCGATGATGTGGGTGGACTTGATAATGGTGACACCCATGTACTGCAGGGAGTCGGTGAGGGCGTTCATGCCCTGCTGCAGGCCGGCACCGAGGCCACCTGCGTCGGCGACACCGCCGAAGAACGGACGACCAGCGCCACCGGCGAGGTCGGACGCTTCGCGGGCCACACCGAGGGCACGAATGTCCTGGAAGGTGCGGGGCGAGACGGCGCAGTAGATGCCGTCGGTGGGAGCGTTGATCTCCTGCAGGTGAATGCAGAAGTCTTCAAGCGCCTTGAGGAGCGCGAGCGCAGCCGAAGCGCGAGCAGCGTCATTAGCACCGACGAGGCCGAGGTTGGCCAGATCGGTGTCGAAGCCGAGGTCATAGACCGGGGCATCCTTGAGGGTGTTGCGCCACTTGGTCTTGGTGCCAGCGGTAGCGAGACGGGGATCGGAAGCGATGAGCTGCTCGCCGCCCGCACGGGCAATGAACGAGCCGATCTGCGAGTCACGGGCGTTGGCCAGGGTCTGGCCAGCCTGTCGCGCGAGCTCCGAACGGAACTCCCACTGCGTGATCATGAGGTCGACGTTGTCAAGTTCGAAGTGCGACGCGATGGGTCGCGCATCGAGCTGGACCGCGAAGGTCGTGGAGCTCGAGTCGTCGATACCACCGACGAGCTCTTCACCAGCGCCCCACGCGGGCTTCATCGCAACGGTACCGGTGATGGGGAATTCCATGACGCGGCCGGAGCTAATGCTGCGGCTGTCCACGAGACCATCAAACATACGGTACTGATCAAAGGCGCGCATGACTTCGCCCGACCAAATAGGAAGCCACAGCTTGTTCTCAGCGGTGGCACCGCCGGTGGTGGCGGCAATACCATTTCCAACAGTTCCGTCACGACCGTACATCGTTCCGGGGGTGGTAAAGTTAACGTCAGTTCCAGTTCCAGCCATTGTATTATTCCTTAATACTTTATTTTAAAATCGAACAGTAAACGGGTGCATCTAAACTATGTAGTAATCCTGCGGTTATCCCTGGGCAAGGGGCCGTCTCTTCACTCATGGGAGCGGGGGCCGTAGCGCCATCACCGTAGAGTGTTAAGGTCAGTCTTACTCGCGCGTTCGATAAGGGCAGCCTGAAGGCTAGGGTCCTTAGATGCTTCGTCGATGGCGGTATAATATTCTGCCTTCGACTTAAAGCCAGTTACTACTTCACGTCCTGCTGGGTTAGCCGCGTAGCGGGGAGCTTCACGGGGTTCCGCCGCCTTGGAGTCATTCCCAATAGACGATTCATACATACTGGCAAGCCCTCGAAGAGTCGCCTCACTGGCGGAGCTAGCGAGCCCGGCGTTGACAGCAGCACGCTGTCCCTCGTCCAGGTTCTTCGCAGCCCAACCAAAGATCTTCGAGAGTCGGTCTTCACCGCCAACAATGCTACCTGCGCGCTGATATTGATCGCGCATCTTAGCTCGCTGGCCTTCGACCATAGAAGTAATAAGAGCCTCCGGAATGCCACGCTCAATGAGTGCGGCCTTGCTTTCCGAAGTAATGTCACCAGATCGCATAATCTCACTGGTGTACTGGGTCATCTCCTCATCGGTGACGACCTTAGCGTTAGCCGGGGCCTCGGGGGTCTCCGGCTCCTCGGGTGCGTCGGGCACACGCAGCTCCTCAACCGGAGCCTCGGGTTCGGCTTCGGCGGCAGGAGCCTCTTCCGCTGCCGGCGCTTCTTCAGCCACCGGAGCAGGAGCTGCCCTCATCTTTTCCAATTCCATATAGGACTTGGCAAGGTTTTCAACATTAATACTACCGTCCTCGTTCTTAAACTTGTCGGGCACAGTACCCAAAGCGGCCTGCCCTTCGGCGGCCATCTGCGCATTGTACTCGGCACTACCGGGGACAACAGGGGCCGGGGTCTCAACTTCCGGCGTGGGGTTTTCTTCAGACATTGTGTTCTCTCCTTCTATCACTTAACCTTCTTATAGTAGTTGGCTGTAGCAGCCATCAGAGCATCATAAGCGCCCTGGGTTGGAACCTCGCCAAGCGGGAGATCAACGATAGCACCAATCTTAGTAGCCTCAAGGGCGCTGATATCATCCAGCCACTTTTCAAAAGTGTCAAACTCCCGGAGACCGGTTTCAGCATCAGTTGCAATGCTGGCGTTATAAGTAAAGTTTGCCATTATTTCTTCTTAGCCTTTCCGCCCGCTCCTTGGCGAGCTCGGTTAGTACTTGCACGTTCAACTGTAGTACCGCCACCCTTCTTATGGGAGACGTCTTTGCCATCGCCATTCCCGTAAGTTCCTCGCCTGCGGTTCTCCTTGTTGAGTTCCGAGCGATACTTCCTACGTTCAGGCGTGGCGTGATACTTCTTGTTGTAAGAATTTTTCTTCTTACGAGCTTCAGGGTTCTTCTTGTAATACTCACTGGACTTAGATGCCATCACATGGGCCCTCCCTGTACGGGAGCAGCTCCTCCTGCCATGACCTGTTCCATTACCTGCGGGGCCATGCCCTGCACTGCAGCACCGGCTGCACCTGCAGCACCCTGACCGAGACCCTGAGCAACGCCGGCACCAATGGCACCCTGCGCCTGCATCTGCTGTTCCTGTTGCATCCGAGCCTGCTCTTCTTCCTTCAGTTCTTCTTCGCTCTTCACCCAGTTACGGGCATCAAAGCCAAGAGCCGAGATCAGAGAGCTAGCATACTCGGGCCAGCGGAAGCTGCTGATTGCGTCGGGCGGGAGGTTACGAACCATCTCACCCATCTGCATTAGCTTCTGAAGCTGGCTATCCTGAGACAAAGCCTGCAGTCCGGTTACAATCTCCATAGAGATGCGCCCGTCTTCAGTGAACTCAGCCTCAAGCCGCTCGTCAATATCACCATCAGTAATCATGTTGTAGACGCAGCGCTTGACCACGGGAACTAGAAGGTCACGAGCGATAGCCGAGAAAGCTCCGCCCAAGACGTTCTCAAGTTCCTGACCAATCATGCGAACCTCAGTAGCGGTGACCCGCTCAGCCTGACGCACAGCGCCACGGCTCATGAGGAATGCCTCGGCCACTTCCCGTCGCATCATTTCAACAGCTTGCATGGTCTGCTGGATCTGCGGGTTCATGGTCTCAGCCGGGGTAATAACGTAGGTGTCTTCCTTCCGGGCTGCGACGTACTCCCCGTTCTGCGCAGAAGCGAGATCGGTAAGTTCCGTAACTCCGGTCGGACTAACGCCCATGAAGAACGTGGAAGCTGCCGCCATGCTTTCGATGAGGGACTGGGTGTAGGCCTCGAGGGTCTTGATGTCACCAAAAATCTCCTCACACTTAGCTCGACCGTAGTTCTCACTGGCAATAGAGTTCCACCTAAGCACAGCGTAGGGGAACACTTCATACTGCCCATCTTCAATAAGATTACCATCGCTGTCTTCCTTGCGAGCGTACCAGATGTCATCCTCACCGAGAACGTATCGGCAGTAGATGGTCTGGAATCCCTCGCGTTCCCACATTCCCTGCCCGTAAAGCTCCTGGCTGGTAGCGGGGATAGGAGTTTCGTCTGGGACAAACTCCAGGTGGATAAGCTCAATGAGTTCACCCACCACATCACGGACCACCACGTAGTGATCCGATCGAATAGTTCTAAAAGTATAATCGTCTTGCATCTTTACAGCAATGTCCCCAACCACGATAAGTGACTGGAGTGCCTGAAAGAAAGACTCCCGGATGTTCTTGCTGCTAAGCTTATCGTACACCTGGTACGACATAGCCTCAAGCAAAACATCAGCGTCAGGCGCTGGTTCTGCTCCGTCCTTCATTTGAAACTTAAAGAAGGGGAGGTCATTGAGAGGAATGAGAGCACTAAGCATACGAGATGCCAGCGCAGTCACTCCTCGACCTGCGACAGAAGAGAAAGGTTGGGTAAGTTCAAACTCCTCCGACCAGTTCTCAGGGGGCATAAGATTGGGAATAGTAATAC